AACGGTCAACCAACAACCTATTTCATTACAGAAAATGGGAAATGTAAAAATCAGAAAACTAATAAATGGTTAAAAGGTCAGATTTCTAAAAATGGTTATTTAACCTATCAAATAACTACAAATTTAGGGAAAAAAAGATTATATGCTCATCGAATGGTGGCTGAGACTTATTTGAATAAAATAAAAGGGAAAACGGAAGTAAATCATAAAGATGGAAATAAATTAAATAATAATTTAGATAATTTAGAATGGGTTAGTTCTAAAGAAAATAAAATCCATGCTACTAATTTAGGTTTAAGAAACTCCGTTTTAAAAAAAGTTTATTGTTTTTCTGAAAAGAGAGAATTAATAGCTGAATATAGAAGTATAACAGATGCTAGTTTAATAACAGGTATCGGAAAAGACCAACTTAGTATAGCTTGCAATAGAGAAAATAAACTTTTATGTCATGGATTTTATTGGTCTTTTGAAAACGATAATAATTTTTCTATTGAGATTTTAGAAAGCGGAAAATCTAAAAGAGTAGGAAAATATGATTTAAAAGAAAATTTAATCCAAGAATACAATAGTTTAAGTGAAGCCGGACGAGATAACGCTTGTTCTCGCACGCATATTGGTGAGTGCTGTAATGGAAAATTAAAAACTTACAAAGGTTTTATTTGGAAGTTTATATAATATATGATATAGTCTAATCTATATGGAAACATATAGCCCTATGGGAATAAATTTGCGATTTATTCTAAATATAAATGATGGACTGGTGGTTCTAGCGATAGCTGGATTGATTATGATAATTTATCTAAATATAGACGAATTTTAAACCCAGAAAAAGAACGAAAAACTAGAGGGAATAATGAGGTTTTCTACTATATATCTGTAGACGTCGCACGACTTGGAGTATTAACTTCTGTTCAAGTATTTAAAGTTACACCAAGAGAAACCTATTTCTATAAACAATTAATAAATTCAGTTGGTTTACATGATATGCACTTTTCACTTCAAGCTATTGAAATTAAAAAAATGTATTTGAAGTATAAACCTAAAGAAATATTAATTGACGGAACTGGTTTAGGCGTAGGTTTATTGGACTTTTTGGTAATGGAACAGCTTGGAGTAGATGGAGTTTTATATCCCGCACTTGCCTCTTGGAACGACGAAGAGTATTCTAAGTATCCTGGAGATAAAGTTTTATATGTACTTAAAGCTACACCTTCTTTAAACAGCAAAATTCATAGTAATTGTTTTTCTCAAATTGCTAATGGACATATTAGATTTTTAGTGAAAGAACAAGAAGCTAAAAGTAAGTTAATGTCTACTAAAAAGGGAGCTAAAATGCGCCCGCTAGATAGACTTGCCCGATTAGCACCTCATATTGAAACAACAAAATTGTTTGATGAGATTTGTAATCTACGACTTCGTAATACTGGAGTTGGGAATCAAGATATTGTCGTTGAACAAATTAATAGGCGTATAAATAAGGACCGTTTTAGTGCTTTTGAATATGCTTTATGGAGAATTAGAGAATTAGAAGATGAGTATTATAAGAAGAAGCGAAATCGTGCGCGCGACCTAAGAAAGTTCTTATTATTTAGTAAGGGAGGTAAAACGAATGGAAGAAACTAAACAAAAGCAAACCTCCGAGCAATTGGCATCTTTCAATAAGTTAGTAAAAGATTGGGCAAAGACGAGAGAAGCTCCATATGGAATTAAATATGGATTTGTCAGTTCTAGCGTATTTTCAGACGGGTATTCAATTGAAGATATCAATGATGCGAAGAACGATTTGAATATAGAGCTAATGAGAGAAATATCTAATTTTTATTATAAGACCTCTACATCTTATAGGAGAATATTGAATTATTTTTCTTACTTATATAAATATTATTATACCCTAGATTTAAAACATTTAGCTACTGATTTTAATGAGAATAAAAAGGATTCTGTAAAAAAACTCTATATTCAAACATTAGATTTTCTAGACCACTTAAACATTGAAGATACTTTTGGTTTTATAGCAACTAGGATGTTAATAGACGGCGCATTTTATGGTTATATAAATTTTTTTGATGATGATAGAGTTACAATAACTATGCTTGACCCGAACTATTGTATAAGCAGATATAAAAGTCCATACAATACTAATATTGTTGAATTCGACGTGCGCTTTTTCAATAAATATACTGATGAGAAAGAGTTAAATGAAGCTTTAGATTCTTTCCCGAAGTCTGTGAAATCACTATGGAGAAAATATCAAAACGGAACTATAAAAAATAGTAATTATTATGCTATGTTGCCTCCAGAAGAGTCTTGCGCTTTTCAATTCGGAGGAATTCCAGTGCCTCCATTCTTTGATACAATAATTGATATAATTAACTTTAATGATTATAAAGATATTGAAAAAAGAAGGGATACTCAGGAACTAGAAAAAATTCTTGTCCAGCGATTTGAATTAGACGAACAAGGAGATTTGGACGTGCTATTGGAAGAAATGGAAACAATGCACGAAGCTGTCTCCGAGATTTTTAGAGATAACCCAAATATAGATGTGCTAACCACAATAGCAAATGAAGTCTCCTTAAAAGATACTCAATCTTCTACTGGTTCTGTAACTAACAATAATATAGAAAAAATGTTAGTTCCAAAATATGAAAACGCAGGAATCAGTTTTGAAATGTTTGCTTCCACGACAGCAACTTCTTTAGAGTTATCTATAAGCAATTCTACTAGCTTTATGAGCCAAGCAATTACTAGCTTTTCAAATTGGCTTTCAATGTTATGTTTGTCTCACTTTAAATATAAGAAATTAGAACCAATAGTCACTATACTTCCTCTCACATGGTATAATGAAAAAAGACTTGTTGATATGTATTTAAAACAAGCTCAATCTGGTTATTCTTTAATTTTACCTTATGTTGCAACGGGGAAGAAACAATCAACAATTCTAGATACAAAAACTCTAGAAAACGACATTCTTAATCTTGGAGAAATTCTAATTCCTCCTAAAACCTCAAATACTA